GTTAAAGCAAGTAAGTGGATGGTGTATTGGTATGATGAGGGCGAGTGGAATGAGTTATTGCTAACAGATGCACTCACATACGCAGAACATTTATTTACAAGTAGATTAGAATGTATATTAATACCAAAGAAAGCATACGACGATCCCGAAAATGCTGATATGCTTGATGATATAATTAAAGATGAACTCTGTGTTTTACCAGCGAATGATAAATTGGATCAGTTAATGAGTATGGATGAGTCAATAATAGATTTATAGCAGACAACATGGGCATATATTATGATCAAAGCATTTTATAGAAGTAAGAAGTGGGCCTTATGGGCTTATGGTGGAGGAGCTTTATTGATTTCCTCCTTATGGGTACAAGTACAACTTACAGTGGCCATAAACACTTGGTACGGTGGGTTCTATAACCTACTACAAACATCAGCAGAGTATAAAGATAAATCAGCTGAAGGTATTGCACTGTTCTATGATAAGTTAGTTAGTTTATCATACATCACAAGTGGGTTTGAAGGAGAGCCATCGTTTGCAGTATTGGCATTTCCTTATGTACTCTTGGCTGTAGCCACAGGTTGGTTTACTCGATTGTATGGATTGCGTTGGCGTGAAGCTATGACGTTTGATTATATACCTCGATGGAGAACAGTAAAGGAAGAGATAGAAGGTGCATCTCAACGTATACAGGAAGATTGTAATAGATTTGCTAGAATTGTAGAGTCATTAGGATTGCAAGTAGTACGAGCGGTGATGACACTGGTGGCATTTATTCCTGTACTATGGGGATTGAGTGAACACGTTACAATTCCATTCTTCAGTCAAATCCCAGGTTCATTAGTATGGGTAACTCTTGCTGTATCTATGGGTGGTTTAGTGATCTCATGGTTCGTTGGTTGGAAACTACCAGGACTTGAATACAACAATCAGAAAGTAGAGGCGGCGTTTAGAAAAAATTTAGTGTTAGGTGAAGATGATAAGATTAACTATGCACAGCCTGAAACATTAGGTGAACTGTTTACCGGTATTAGATATAATTATCATAGGTTGTACTTACACTATGGTTACTTTGATACTTGGATGATTACCTACGACCAGTTCATGGTTATCGTTCCGTATTTGATTATGGGACCGAGTCTATTTACTGGTGCAATAATGTTAGGTATATTAGTACAAGTATCTAATGCGTTCAGTAGAGTACATGGCGGGTTTGCTTTGTTCTTACATAACTGGACAACGATTACAGAGCTGAGGAGTATTTGGAAACGTCTACATGAGTTTGAAAGAAATTTAGATAGATATGGAGTTAAATAATGTTAGTAGCTGTATATGAAAATAAGAGATACCAAACCTTTTATATTCCTTACGAGAAAAAGGAAGAGTTGAAAAAATTGTTTGCAGAGGAAGGTATCAAATGGTATACAATGAGTTGGTGTGAAGGAGAAAAGGAAGATGTCAAACTTCTTGAAGAATGTAATTAAGGAAACAGGAAATGAATTTGGTACGATTGTTAGTGATGGCCTTGCTACTGCCGATGTTAGCGGTTATGTGGATACTGGGTGTTATATTTTTAATGCTCTTGTTAGCGGCAGTTTGTACGGTGGGATTCCTCAAAATAAGATTACTGCCATTGCCGGAGAATCAGCGACCGGTAAGACGTTTTTCGTCCTTGGGGTCTGCAAAGCGTTCTTGGATTCAGACCCGAAGGCGCAGGTAGTTTTCTTTGAAAGTGAATCGGCAATCACTAAAGAGATTATTGAAGAACGAGGTATTGATTCTACCAGAGTAGCAATTCTACCAGTGACAACGGTGCAAGAGTTTCGTTATCAGGCATTGGCAGTATTAGATACATATGCGAATGAAGATGAACGACCACCGATATTAATATGTCTTGATAGTCTAGGCATGCTCAGTACAACAAAAGAAATGACCGATACGACTGAGGGTAAAGAAACTAGAGATATGACAAGAGCCCAAATTGTTAAGGCAACATTTAGAGTCTTGACATTGAAGTTAGGTAAACTTGGAGTGCCGTTGTTGATAACGAATCATACCTATGATGTAGTTGGTTCAATGTTCCCACAGAAAGAAATGGGTGGTGGTTCAGGACTCAAGTATGCTGCATCACAGATTATTTACCTATCAAAGAAAAAAGATAAGGTGGGTACAGATGTGATAGGCAATATCATTCATTGTAAGACATACAAATCTAGACTTACAAAAGAAAATCAAATGGTAGACGTTAGGCTATCTTACACGAAGGGTTTAGATAGATATTATGGATTGCTTGACTTAGCGGAGAAATATGATATAATAAAGAAAGTATCTACTAGATATGAATTACCTGATGGAACAAAACAGTTTGGAAAAACTATTAATGAAGATCCTGAAAAATATTTCACAGAGGATCTTATGTTAAAATTAGAAGATGCAGCGTTTAAGGAGTTTAAGTATGGCAATTAAATATAATTATATTGTTAATAGGGAAACTGGAGAAACAGCCTATGCTATAAAGGAAGGAAAGTATGATGGTATAATTTATACATACACAGATATTCAACTTCCAGAAGTTGATGGTGAAGCCGCGGAAGAAATTCCAGTTAAATTTACTTATCAGGTTATTAAAAATCCAACAGATGAGAAATTGGTAGATAATACGGAGTTTGGGAATGTTATCGGAGAGATAATGTTAGAAATTTTAGATGACGCTTTAGCGAATGATACGGTAAATTATGATAATAGAAACGACGATACTGAGCAATCTGGTTCATAACGAGGAATATGCTCGCAAAGTAATTCCTTTTCTTAACCAGGCATATTTTTCGGATTTTATAGAGAAAAATATATTCATATCTATAGATAATTATGTACAGAAATATAATAATTCTCCAGATGTAGAAGCTTTAAATATTGATCTTCAAAAAACAACTTTAAATGAAGATCAATATAAATCTGTTCAAGAGTATGTAGGTACTCTTAAACCATCGAAAGTAGATTTTCAATGGTTGCTTGATGAAACAGAAAAGTGGTGTAAAGATAGAGCCATTTATAATGCCATATTCACGGGCATTCAAATTATAGATGGTAAAGATAAACAAAAAACTCCAGAAGCAATTCCAGATATTTTAACTGATGCCCTTGGGGTATCGTTTGATACTCATGTAGGACATGATTATTTGGAACAATCTGGTGAACGGTATGAATTCTACCATACAGTAGAAGAAAAGATTCCGTTTGATCTAGAATTTTTCAATCGAATTACTAAAGGTGGTATGCCGAACAAGACTTTGAATATTGTTCTGGCAGGCACAGGTGTGGGTAAATCATTATTCATGTGTCATGTTGCTGCAGCATCATTAATGATGGGTAAGAATGTATTGTATATCACATTGGAGATGGCAGAGAAAAAGATTGCAGAACGTATAGATGCAAACTTGATGAACATATCTTTGGATGATTTACATGATCTACCCAAGAGAATGTTTATAGATAGAATTGGAAAGATTAAGAAAAAAACTCAAGGACAATTAGTAGTTAAAGAGTATCCCACAGCGTCAGCACATTGTGGACATTTTCGTGCATTGTTTAATGAACTTGCATTGAAGAAGGTGTTTAGACCTGATATAGTATTTGTGGATTATCTAAATATATGTTCATCTAGAAGATTTAAGATGGGTGCTAGTATTAACTCGTATTCATATATCAAATCTATTGCAGAGGAGATGAGAGGTCTTGCAGTTGAGTTTAATATACCAATCATGTCTGCAACACAAACAACAAGAAGTGGATTTGTGTCAACTGATGTAGGATTGGAAGATACATCTGAATCTTTTGGATTACCTGCAACAGCAGATTTGATGTTTGCAATTATATCTACAGAAGAATTAGAGAAATTAAATCAGATATTAGTAAAACAATTGAAGAACCGTTATAATGATCCAACACTGAATAAACGATTTATTATAGGAGTAGATCGAGCCAAGATGAAGTTGTACGATGTTTCACAGAATGCTCAAGACGATTTAGTTGATACAGGGCAAGAAACATCCACTGTTTTCGAGAAATTTAAAGATTTCAAGATGTAGAATATATAAATATAAGAAAACTTTGTGGAGTCCTATGAAATCTTTTAATCAATATCTTTTAGCTGAAGCAGATACTTCTGATGCTACGAATACTGAAATGGCTATATGTTTAGCATATAATTTAACAAAATTAACGGATATTAGTAATCTTACTGAGCGTTTTGATGCAGCTTTAGGTAAGGCTGGTATTGATCCTGGAAAATGGAATGGAATAGATCAAAAGAAAAGAAAACAACTTATGAGTATTGGTAATGCTGTTGTTGCTGATACTAAATTAGGGAGTCCAGGAACTTGGTTGATACATTCAGGTTCATCATCAGCTACTAATCAATATGAAAAGGGTAGTGATAAAACTCCTAAGACAGATTTATTTGGCGATTCTAATAATAGATTTTCTTTGAAGAAAGCTGGAGATAGTGGTACAGGGGCTCAGTTAATGAGTGCAAAGTCAGGAGAAGCTTCTGGAGTCGTAAGAGCAGCTATTGCACATTATGAAAAAAATAGTGGTACAGAGATGTCACAAGATCCCGATTTTCTTAAAGTTTTTGATATTATAGAAAATCAAATGTTAGCACATTCGAGAAATGATTTAAATGTTGAAGTTGCAAAAGGTAAGAAAGATTTTCAAAAATGGTATTTAGAATCTAGTGGAAGATTGAAAGAATTATCAAAGAAAAAGTTAAAAGATCCAAAAGATAAAAAAGGAAAAAAACTTTATAGTGATAAAAAGTTACTAAAGCATATAAAAGGAGAACTTTCTGCTTTAGGTGCTGCACCAACAAGAGGTGGAGCAAAAGATATAATTGATGGTCAACAAATTTCATTAGCAGATTTTCAAGTGTATATGGATGAGTATATAAAATCTAGTGTGGCTATAGGTGATGTTAAAGTTAGTCCCAAATGGTTAGAAAATATATCAGCTAAAGAATTAACAAAATCAAATTTAAAAACTCAAATTGTAGATATTATGAAAACATCTATAGAATCAGAAGGGTGGAAAGAACATATACAAGAGTTTTTTGCTAATAATCAAGAATTGAAAAAATGGTTAGTTTATGAAGCTGCATCGGGCCTTACAAAATTTACAGGCAAACCATCTGAAGGATCAAAGTATACTGGAAGTGAAACAGCTGTTGCAAATACAATGTTAGTCTTCCATGATACAGGAATAAAAACGAAAGAAGATGTTTTTCCATGGTCAATGTCCCATCCAGAATTAGCTGCAAGGGTTACAGTAGATTTTAAAGGAACAGGTAGATCAAAATATCCAAAATTAGGTATCGCCGCAGGTATGGAATATAATGGGACTTTATTAACGGAAGAATTTGATAATACAATAGAAGATATTTTTGAAACTGAATATGCTATTTTCCAAAAAGAATGTAATGAGATATTTTTATCAGAAGGAGTATTTTCAGACATGAAAGATAAGGTTGTTGGAAAAGTTAAGGCAGCTGCTAAATATCTTTGGGAAAATATTATTAAGAAAGTAATACAAAAAATGAAAGAATGGGCAGCTAAAGGTTTAGAACTATTTTTAGATATTTTAGGATATAAGATGGAAGGTGATGTATCAATGGCAACTCCAAGTTGGTAAAATGAAAACATTAAGAAATGCAACTGTAGCAATATGAGGAACCAGACCATGAAAACATTAGCACAAACAATTCGACAAACATTAAGTGAAGGCAAAGATTATGGGGCCGGTGTAATTCATTGGGAAGATCCAAATTTTGATCCTGAAAATCCTACTGTGGCAATTCGTGGATATGGTACAATGTCTATAGATTTTTTACAAGAAAATATAGCCAATGAATTGGCAGAATTATCAAAGAAAACAAAGACTGGTGGATTAGATATTGTAGCAAAGCATTTTTTACTTGATGAGAAAAGTGCGTTCATGTATAAAGTAAAAGCCTATATGGACGTGAAACAAGAATTAAGTTCGTCTAAAGTAAAACGTAAACTTACCATGATGAAAAAGAAACAAGCCGATACATATCAAAAAAATATAGATTATGATACTGCTCGGTTTAATGCTAAAACTAGAAGAAGATAATGAAAACATTTGCAGAATTTTTAACAGAAGATAGGAACACACATCTAGAACATCTAGAGGATGATATAATTATGAATGGTGTTGCTGGGGGAGATAATGCTATATCGTTTTTAGAGTCGTTAAGGGATATGTTGGCGGGCAATACAAGTAAGAAAATGAGTTTAACGGTAAAATGGGATGGTGCACCTGCAATCTTTGCTGGTACCAATCCAGAGAATGGTAAGTTCTTT